GGATTTTCAGCAAAAAATATACATCCTAATATTCTCTCTAAACAACATCTATCAGCTCTACAAAAAACTGAGTTTATCATATTCATGAGGTTGTATTTATTTTCTAAGAGGTTTAAAAAATTATGATTTATAAATGTTTGTGCGCCGAAACATCCATACCATTTTAAGTGAGACAGTCCAATAGCAAAATCATTATGAGTTAACTTTTTTTGGACGTCTCCTATATTTTTTAGAACATTAGATATTCTTACAGTATTTGTTATATTTTCTTTATCTGAATAAAAATGCCATAATGGGATAACATTTATTCCAATTAGTCTTTCAAAATTAACGCGTTTATGAAAAAATACGCTATCATGGACTATAACAGCATTTTCAAAAAATTTATTTTTAATATAATAATAATACGCCAATAGCTCGCCTCTACCTTTAAATTCTGATTGTATAGTTGTAACATTTATATAATCGACATCCGCTTTTAAGAATTGTTCGTTGCTATTATCGTCAATTATAATTATTTTTTTATAAGGATAAAATGTTTTTATACATTTTACACAACGGTTCCAATACATATTGGTTTTTTTCGAATTTACATGTCTAGTAATAATAAAACCGAATAAATCCATAATATATATTTTATTTAATTTATTTGATAATTAAATGCAAACATTTAGCCAAATAAATTAAATTTGTACAGGAATATTATCTATGTTAATAACATCGTTAGGAATTTCACCCTTAAAGTTTGAGTATTTTTTAAATTCTGGACGTTGAAGTTGCGCATGAGGTTTATGGTTATGAACTAGACGTGCAATCATTTTATATAGTTTGAATTCTGGATATCTGTCAGTCCCATTATTTTTATATAACATATTAACACCTTTATCGTCTAAGCACCATTCAACAATTAATTTTTTTACAGGGTCTTTACATTTATCTAAATTTTGTATTTCTTCAAAGTCTTCAACTATATAATCAAAAATAGAGCATGCCAAACGACATAAATCAAAACTATAATTTGGTTCTAATCTTGGTTTTTTTTCGTTAAAATAAGGTTCTGTATTGTACTGAGTTGCAGCATCTCCTCCCATTTTAAAACTGTCACTACAGAAAACATTGCCATTAAATTTATATATACTTCTTCCAAAATCTATGATTTTAAATATTCGCCCGAAAGTAGGAACTTTATAGTATTTTTGTTTGTAACAATAATATAAATACTTTTTTTCAGTATGTATATACATTATGTTATTTGTATGTAGGTCATTATGTGTAAAATTAAATGCTTTTTGATAAGTTATTAATATCATAATTATTTGCATAAAGGCTGAAAACCATTCATCTGTACTTAGATCTGTCGTTAATATTAGGTTGTCAAATGTATTTTCGCAGTTTTCCATACAAATTACTTGAACTGGGAATTTAGGTATAGTAGCATATATTTGTTCCTCTTCAAATTCGCTTTCATCATCAAAAGAGTTATCATCTTCGTCATCTTCGTTTTCATCAAGTTCATCGTTATCTTCTCCTTTGGGACAGTTGTCGCAATTTTCATCCCCATCATCTTCGTCATTACCTTCTTCGTATTCTTCTGTTGTGTGGGAAGATCTCGAAGAACAAGTTGAATTAGATTTTAATGTGACATTTTTGTTTTCATTATTTTTATTTTCGTCGTTATTTTCATAACTATCTTTTTGTAATTCGTGTAGTTCTGTAATATCTATTAAGCTTAACAACGTGTCTTCACTATTTTTTACTTCTTCATTTGTCTCTTCAAAAATATCTTCAAATATATCGGCATTTAAAGATTTTATTGATATATTTGATTTTGAACTTATGTTATGTTGTATTGTGATTGGCTTTAGTTTGGTTTCTTCTTCAGAAAATAAATGAGAGTAATCATCTACCGTAAATAATATATTTTTATTTTTAACGAAAAAATCAGAATTATTTAAATAATCTATATCGTCAAAAACATTTAATTTAAAATTATTTTTTATTGCTAAAAAAGATGCGTAGTAGTCTACTCCGTTTATAAAATTATAGTTATGTATTAAATTACTCGATAAAAATGCAAAAAACGCATCGACATAAGCCGAATTATTTGGGTCTATAAAATTATCCATTGTACTATTTTCATTAGAGTTTACATCAGGTAGCAAATATATTTTTTCATTTTCGTTATATTTACCTATTAAAAATTTATATGGATCTATTAATGGTGCTAATTTAAAAAATGCTTCTTTGTCTTTTGTTTTGTTGTTATTTATATTTTTAATACGACAATTAAAAACGTTTTCACCATTAATAGAACAATCTCCTACACTTGAAATATACCATTTATTATTTAAATTTATATTGTTATAATTTGTTTCGTTTAAAGAAAAAAATCTTTTATAAATAGGTATATAATTCTGTGTATTAGAGAGAAAAAGCCCTTCTTGATTTTCTAAACTTTTAAAAAGTTCAGCATTTTTTCTTTTTTGATAATTTATATTTATCATTAGCTATTAAATATATAAATTATATGTGTTTTTAACTTATTATATGAATTATATATATAACGTTTTTGCGTAAAATTGGTATTTTTTTAATTTCTAAAATAATAATAATGACTTTAGAACTTAAAAAGTTTGATATGAAAAATATTAGTTTCAAACCGAATGAAAATAAAGGTCCTGTTGTTGTTTTAATCGGTAAGCGTGACACAGGTAAGTCTTTTCTCGTAAGAGATTTACTATTTTATCAACAGGATATACCTATTGGAACTGTTATTTCGGGAACAGAAGAAGGGAACGGATTTTACGCTAAGATGGTGCCGAAATTATTCGTTCATAATGAATATAATACGGCTATTATAGAAAATGTTTTAAAAAGACAGCGAACCGTTTTAAAACAAATAAAAAAAGAGATGGAAACATATAAACGCAGTAATATTGACCCTCGTGCATTTGTTATTCTTGATGACTGTCTTTATGATAATACATGGTCTCGTGATAAAATGATGAGGTTGCTTTTTATGAACGGAAGACACTGGAAGGTGATGTTAATCATTACTATGCAATATCCGTTAGGCATTCCCCCCACACTTAGAACAAATATAGATTATGTCTTTATTTTGAGAGAAAATTATATAGCTAATAGAAAGCGTATTTATGAAAATTATGCAGGCATGTTTCCGACATTTGAAAGTTTTTGTCAAGTTATGGACCAATGTACTGAAAATTATGAGTGTCTTGTTATTAATAATAATTCAAAGTCTAACAAATTACACGACCAAGTATTCTGGTATAAAGCTGATAACCATAATGACTTCAGATTAGGCTCTAAAGAATTCTGGGAATTGTCTAAAAGCATAAATGACGAAGATGAAGAAGAAAAATATGACCCAAATGCCGTTAAGAAACGCGGTGCTGGGCCAAAAATAAATGTAAAAAAATCAAATAAGTGGTAAATAAGTGTTTCTATTTATTTTAAATATTTTATAATTATTATGTTAATTAATAATTATTTTTTTAATTTATAATAACAATCCGTACAAGTTTTTTTCCATTCTTGACAAGGTAATTTTTTAAATGTAAAACTACAAATAAGACATTTAACAGAACACAAACTATCTTTAAAACATTTACTACAATATGTTTTCCAATTTTCATTTTCTTTAATTTCAAATTCATCGTCGCATTCCTGACAAAATTTTACTTTTATTTTATGTATAAATCTATATTGACATAAGTTACATCTTAATAAATTTACGTTTTCTGATATAAATTTATTTTCACAATCTATACAATCTTTTGATTTTGTATCACAAATATTGCACAATATATCGGTTGAATTAATAAAGTCCATAAACTCATTAGGGCATAATTTACATTTTAATATTATATATTTTTTTTCACAACTTTTACAAAAACCTTTTACAATGCCTCTATATCTATAAGTAAATTTAATTTCACAATTTATACATTCATCCTCTTTGTATTCTCTCTTATTCTTTAATATTTCTTCATTTATTATATTAATATAATTTTTATCTTTATTATTTACACATTT